GGATATAAACCATTTAAACCATTAGAATTAAACAAATTATAATATGGGATGTAATTGTAAGAAAAAAGGACAGGAACTACAAGTAACAAATGTTACCATAGTACCAGTAATAGAAGAACCAAAACAAGAACAAAACGATTGGTATAATAACATAGATGAAATAGAACCAATTAAACCAAAAGAAGAAGAATAATATTTATGGATAAGGAATTAGAAAGATTAGAAAAACTTAAACTAAACTCCATAGAAAACCCTGGTAAAAAGAAAAGAGGCTGTGGAGACTGTAAGAAGAAAAAAGAAATAAACGAACCATTACCAACAATTGATTATGAAGCGTTATGGATTCCAACCAAAGAAGAGATTAAACTTGCATATGCAGAACTAACATCATTTGGTGGAGTGAAGGAGGATAAGAAAGAATTTATCAATAAGGTATATAATTTCCTATTCGGAGAAGACTTTAACTTCAATTGTAGAGGTTGTGGTCGTGGACGAGTAAGAAAGTTCACAAACTATGTAAACCAATTATAATGGCAAAGGAAAATAAGGTAAATGAAATAGAGTACGAGGAAAGAATGAATCGTGCATTTGAGATGATGTTATATGAGAAAAAATCATATGATGAATTTAAGAATCAATTCTCAAAAGAAATGGGTATATCTGTTAGAATGGCAGAGAACTATTGGAAGGACGTTAGGACCCGTTTAAAGGAACGATACGCACAGAACCAAGAGGAAATACTATCTGAACAATTAAATCGTCTGTATGACCTTTTAAATCGTTGTAGACTATCAGGTAACAGAAGAGTTGAGTCAGAAGTATTAAGAGATATAACAAAGATATTAGGAATGGAAGCACCAAAGAAAGTTGATTTAACTTCAAATGGTGAAAGTATTTCAATTAATATTAATATAACAGAATAAAAAAATTTAAATTAAACGTTAGTAATGTTTCGTTTTTGAGTATCGTATGTCAGCAAATAGAAGATTTAAAAGAGCACAAGAAAGATTTAAGGATAAAATCCATAAACAGTTCATTGAGAAAACAAAACATATGACTGAGGACCAAATCAGAGATTATGTTAATAAACAAGTTCAAAAGTACTCATACCTTGATCAGGTGGCAATTGTAAAAGACGAAGATGGAAATTAATATTGATTTAACTAAGAAACAATCACAGGCTTGGAAACTCCTAATGGATAATATTACAAATGAAGTATTATACGGAGGTTCAGCTGGTGCTGGTAAATCTTGGTTAGGTTGTTTATGGATAACAACACTTTGTTTAAAGTATAATGGTATAAGATGTTTAATTGGTCGTACAGTATTAACTCAGTTAAAGATGACCACCCTTAATACCTTATTTGAGACCCTACAATCAATGGGATTAAAGTCAGGAGAACATTATGTCTACAACGGACAAAGTAACGTCATAACGTTTACAAATAAGTCTGAGATAGTATTAAAGGACTTACAATACCAACCATCTGACCCCAACTTTGATTCATTGGGAGGTTTGGAACTTACAGCAGTGTTTGTAGATGAGGCAGCACAAATATCACAACTAGCATACAACATCCTAAAGTCACGTATCCGTTTCAAGTTAAATGAATATAAATTAATACCAAAGATGTTAATGACTTGTAACCCAGGTCAAGTATGGTTAAAGAAGGTGTTCTATCTTCCATATATACAGGATTCATTGGAACCAAACAAAGCATTTGTCCCTGCATTACCAATGGATAACCCACACTTACCAGCATCTTATATTGAGATGTTAAAGTCATTACCTTCAGCACAACGTAAACGTTTATTAGAAGGTGATTGGAATTATATGGATGAATCAGATAATCTATTTGACTTTGACAGTATATCCAACAGTATGTTCTCAAATGTTCCACAAGGAACAGATAAGAAGTATATCTCTGTGGACGTAGCAAGGTTTGGTTCAGACAGGTCCGTGGCTGTTGTTTGGAATGGACTGGTGGTCTTAGAAGTATTAGTCTATAGTAAACTATCAACAACAGAATTATCGTCCGAAATAAGGGAACTTATTGCAAAGTACGGAGTACATCCTACGAATGTTATCGTGGACTCTGATGGCGTGGGAGGAGGAGTTGCAGACCAGATTAGAGGAACAAACTTTGTCAACAATGCAAGACCATTACACGACCAAAACTTCTCTAACCTAAAGTCCCAATGTTATGTTAAACTATCTGAATTGTTTAAGGAAGGTAAAATAAGTTTAAACATAATGGACCCATCATTGGTGGATGAATTAACACAGGAATTGTTAGCTATCAAGCTAAAGGATATGGATAAAGATAATAAGGTACAAGTTCAATCAAAAGATGAGATGAAGAAGATATTGGGAAAGTCTCCTGACTTATCTGATGCATTAATGATGAGAATGTACTATGAAATAAAGAATTTAAAATCGACTGGCCGTTATGCCATAGCATTTGTATGATCAAGTTTAGAATAGATGGGGAACCATATGTAATTGACGATTTTATGTCAATTGAGAATTATGTAAAGATTTATAAAGTAAAAGACTTATTCACCGAAGAATATTTTGCATCAAAGTTAGTTAGTATTGTATCAGGTGCACCACAAAAGGATTTATTAGAAGGTGGTTATGAGGAGGTTGGTTATTTGGCAGCACGTATAATGCAATCATTACCAACAATTGAAACAACTAAATTTGTGGATAGATTTGAATTGGATGGTGTGAAATATGGATTCTTCCCAAATTGGAGGGACCTAACATTTGCAGAGTTTGTTGACTTAGATACCATCTCAACCAAAAAACCTGACGAATTATTAGATTTATTACATATACTAGCAGCAATTATGTATAGACCAATTGTTGAGGAGTTAAGTGAACATAACTTTAAGATAGAGGAATATGACATACCAAAGATGAAAGAACGAGCCGAATTGTTCAAAAAACGATTGGATGTTAAGTACGTAATTGGTGCACAGTTTTTTTTTATCAAATTCGCAAAGACATTCTCAAACTTTATCCTACCATCTTCGACCTTGAAGCTCTCGAAATGGCAGAAAATGAAATTGATATGGATGATGTGGAGGATGATTTACAAAGTTCCTTCCAAAAGTCGTTCGGGTGGTTTTTGGTCGTCAACAAAATTACTGACAATGATTTTACAAAACACGAGTACATCTATAAAAAAAACATAATGGAAGTACTTAATCAACTCTCATTCTTAATATCTTGGGACCAAGAACAAATAAGAATCCAAAAGAAAATGGACTCAAAGATATAATTCATATAACGATTAACATTATTTTATATTTAAAGATAGGATGAACACAAGTTCTATAAATTACAAACAGATATTAGCGGACCTTAGTTCCATAGCTTACCATCACCCACAGATTAATTCTTATGGGTTTGGTGACCTTGCACAATGTACAAACGACATTCTAACCAAACAGGAACCAAAATATACAAGAATGTATGTGGTACCAGGTGAGGTTAGATTGAATGAAAACCATCTACATTATCGTTTCTCTATCATTATTATGGATAGAGTGGATGATGACCAATCAAACCAATCTGATGTTATGTCAGATACTTTGAGAACGGTTATGGATGTTTGGACCATTTTGTTACAATCATATACAGCACAACAGGGAAATTTTAGTTGGGATTTAATTGTGGATGAAGACCCTGATATTATACCATTCTTAGAAAGATTTGAAACAATCTTAGGTGGATGGACATTAAACGTATCATTTCAAGTTGCGTTTGATTATAACAGTTGTACACCACCAGTATTAGGAAACTTCCAATTTCCTGAAGACCAACAATTTAATAGTTACAAATATGTATTAGACGAATTTAAAGAATTTGCCGACTTACATTTACAGATAAACTCATATGGATTTGGGGATGTAGAACAATTAACTAATGATATAATAACTAAAAAAGAACCAGAATATCCGAGAATGTATGTTTTACCTGATAGTACACATATTCAAACAGGACATATACATTTAGGATGGAAAGTATTTTTTGTTGATAAGTTAAACAATGATTTATCAAACCAACAAGATGTACTGTCTGACCAATTAGAAATAGTAAAAGACTTTTTTGCCAAACTATACCTTTCAGATTTTGAAGCAGGATGGGAAGCATCAGTTCAACCATATTATGAGAAAACAGAAACCATTCTATCAGGATGGATGCTTGATTTTCATTTCATACAGAAATATGACTACAACAGATGTGTATTACCTGAAACTTCATTTGTACCTGGTTTAACTTGGGAAGAAATTGCTGAACTATGGAGAAATGTAAATACCGATTGGTCTAATACTTAAAACACAAATATATAAATATATATGGGACAATTAACGAATTTATATGTAAGTCAATCCTATCAGGGATTAATAAAACTTGCAGACTCAACGACAGGAGTTACTGGTACATTACAGTACACTCAAGATGGTGTTGGGAATAACCTACCGATACAAATATCAACCTCATCAGTTAATATTACAGGTTCATTTACAGTAAATGGTTTACCTGTTGGTGGAACAATAGACACTGGTTCATTGGTAACCACTGCATCATTCAATGCATTCACATCATCAATTGATGGACGTGTAGATGCATTAGAAGTTGAGACAGGTTCACTCCAATTACAGATAAATGGTTTAGCAACAACCAGTTCGGTAACATCATTATCAAGTTCAATTGCTTCTACAGATTTATCTCAGAACAATAGATTAACTTCAATTGAAGGAATTACTGGTTCATTTGCAACCACATCATCTTTAACAAGTTTATCTTCAAGTATAGCAGCAACTGACTTAGGACAGAATAATGTAATTGCTGGTCTTGCAACAACAAGTAGTTTAACTTCATTATCACAATCAATTGCAACAACAGACTTAGGTCAAGACAATAGATTGGGAAGTTTAGAGACTGCAACAGGTTCTTTACAAAATCAAATCAATCAGAAATTAAACACTGGTTCATTCAATTCATATACAAGTAGTAATGATGCAAGAGTTACTTCATTAGAAAGTAAGACAGGTAGTTATGCAACCACAGGTTCAAATAACTTCGTTGGTCAACAAAATATCAATGGTAGTGTAAACGTAACAGGTAGTTTAAATGTTACAGATAGTA